ACTAATTCCTTAACTTTACATCCTTTTAGGTCATGTAACGTCTTATAGTAGCCCCAAGGTCGAATTGTAGTCGGGGCTTGCCATTCTTTTAAGATCCAACTGCTTGAATTTTTCTTATCTTCGCCGCCTACGCCAAACGCAAAACTTAAACGAGGATCTTGTACCTGCATTTCTGGAATATTTCCTTCAGTTCTATCTCCGCCGTTGGCAAAAATAATCTCATCGTTAGGAAATAACTCTAAAGTTTCTTTGATAAATGTTCCGCAGCCGTTATCTGGGTCATCAGCTACCATTACGGTCATGTCGACCATTTTTAAATTTCTAATAATTGCATCACGTTCCCAAATAGGCAAAAAAGGCCTGCCTTTTTTACGGGCAAGCCATGAGTCTGAGTTAAGGCCTACAATTAGTTTGTCACCTAACTTTTTTGCTGATTCAAAATATGCAATATGGCCAGAATGTATGGGATCAAACCCTCCGGTGACTAATACTATCTTCATAAACTTGCATCTTCCATACCAGCAACTCGCAATTTAATAATGTTAGACAGTTGCCATTGTTTAATATCAAGACCCTTGGTTATACCTAGCCATTTATTACGAAGTAGAGCAAATTCATTTATAATTTTCTCCATATCGATGACATCTGCTTCACCATCTACATACTTTTCCACATCTCGGGATGTCAATGCACGTTGATAAGTCTCAAGATATTTACGAAACAAAGAACTGCGAAGCCTTCGCAGTTCAATATTCAAGTATTCTAAAATTGCTTCAATTTCTTGAAGCTGACTAAATCTTTGTTCCACAACACCGGGCATACCGGCAGCTGCCTTTTCTATATTTCCCGTTATACGAGTATCACTTCTTGCTGCCTGTAATTCGGCTTCGAAGTATGCAACGGCGTCTGGAATATTAGAGATATCCTTAGATACTTTTGTGTACCAAGACATTAGTCTTCGTCCTCATCAAAGTCCCAATTGTCTTCTGCTTCTGCTTCTTCATCATCTAGACTATCTTGTCCTAGATAATATTCGATTGCATCATCTAGTGATTCATCATATCCGATTGAATCCTTTAATGTTTTATCACTAATGCCATGATCTGCCAACAAGTCAACATATCGTTCAGCAAGTGATTCTAGTGTTTTTTTATCTGCGTATTCTTTAAATAACAGCCAGATATCTGCGATTTGATTCTCATTCATGATTTACAATTTCTCCGGTTTCAGGATCTACATTAGATTGTACTACGGCCGAGTCGTCGAATTCAAGCATGATTTTGTCCAATCCGCCTTCTTCATTGCGATCCCATTCCTTGCGATACATCTTTAACTCTGTACCATCCTTAGAAACGTATTTAAGTCTGTTGCCATCTTTTGTGAGGATACCTTTTGCTTCACACAGGTCAACTAATCCGCTGTACGGACTCATACCTGTAGCATAAGGAATTTCAACTTGAACTGATTCAAAAGGTTTAGCATAACGTGTCTTCATGATCTTACATGCGGCACGAATACCATTTACAGTTGTAGTCTTGTTGCCATCTGCGTCGGTTTTCAATTTCAATTTACGCATAGCAATAACAATACTAGACGCATAAATGAAACCTTGTCCGCCTGAAATCTTGTCATCTGGATCAAACATATCCTGTGATGCATAGGTGTGATTAGTACAAACTAATCCGACATTGTAACTACCAAACATGTTTACACAGTTACGAACAAGTGATGTAAGTGCTTTAGGCTTACGGCCCATGTCACCTTTCATCTCGCCTGCTTCGAACTGATTAACGTCAGTCGGAGTCAACAACATACCTAACGAGTCAATTACAAAAAGAACTTTAGGACGAGTTGCTTCGTCCATTACTTTGTATTCTTTCATAAACTCACTGATAGTTTTTGCCACGTCATCGATCATAGCCATGTTCAACTTCAATAGTTTATCTTCTGCTGTATCAACACCAAGATCTTTTAACCATTGTTCGTCAAGTGCGTTTTCACTGTCAATTAGCACAACATAAATGCCTTGCTCTTGTGCATGGCGAATTAAGTTACCTGAACAGATATAACTTTTGCCTGCACCAGATTCTCCTGCAAGAACAGTAACTTTACCAAGCGGAACGCCTTTGTTAAAATCACTGCTAATTAAATAATTTAAAGCATAGTTGCCAGTTGAAACCCAATCAGTTGGGTCATTAAAGCCAACACCTAACCCGTCAATGCTTTTAGTTAGGGTTTTACGAAATTTTGATAAATCGAATGCCTTTGTAGCCATATTTTTTCCTTAGGTGAAGAGAACTCGGGCATAAGATCTATGTCTTAGTGGCCCGAGCCGTGTTTATTATTGTGTCTTGCGATTGCGGATCATTGCAAGAATGTCTTCTGCACGACCGCCTGATGCTGGGGCTGCTGTTACAGCTGGCTTCGCCATTGCTGCTTCTGCTGTTGCAACATCATCTTCCCAAGGAGCTGCGTCTTCAACTGGCGCTGCTTTTGGTGCGGCTACTGCACGAGGAGCAGTTGCTTTATGTGGATCGCCTGTAGCTTGACCCATGCCAGCTGGTTTGAAGTATTGACCCCAACGTTCCATGTCATATGGTTCGCCGTCGACTGATGCTTCAAACATTTCTTTCATGATTCTCAATTCAACTTCAGAAGGCTTCTTTGGCAAGAAGTCTGACAAATTGTAAAGACCATGTGTCTTAAGATTAGACTGCTCATCTTCACTTAGTGGGCGTTCACGACGCTTCCAAGAGCTTGTAGAGTAGTCAGCATATCCGCCTTTAGATGTTTTAATCATCTTGAAGTCAACACCGTGAAGTGTGTCAGTTGGCAGATTGTCCATTTCTGGATCAAGCAATGCACCACGGATCAATTGAAAGATCTGAGGTCCGATGATAAATCTACGGATTGCATTTTCTGGCTTTTGTTCTTCTTTAAGACCGTCTTCAACAACGTATCCTTGGAAAATGTAGCTACGCTTCTTCCAATACTTACGACCCATGTCCTCAAGACTCTTGTCTTTAAACCAACCACGTACTTCGCTTAGGATTGGGCAGACGCTACCGTCGTTATACATTTCAACGCAAGGAACTTGCACTTGAACTTGTTTGTTATCGGTTTCGCCTTTAATGCCATTAAACGGCAATTTGATCATTGCACGTTCAACCCAGAAGAATGTGTTGTCTGGATTTGCGTCTGGAAGGAATCGGACTACGCTCTCTTGACCTTCTTTAAGGTTCCAAAAGGGGTAAATTGAATTATCGCCACCGCTACGGGTGTTGTTGTCAGAACCACGTGATTCTTGTTCTTTGAGCTTTGCTCTGATTTCTGCTAGTGATGCCATAGTTTTTCTCCTGTAATAGCCTATGTTTTAATTTAAGTTTGCCTGTATCTACTTTACACCATCGTAAAGTAAAAAAGTGCATACATGTTATTGTACGCACTTTTATTTATCTTTGCAAGAGCAATCTTGCCTAAAATGTGATTTTATTTTGTCAATCCAATGGATTCAACAGTAACTCCATGTTTTTTTAATAGTTGAGCTGTTTTTATGGCCCACTGCTTATTATGTTCAGCAGCATTACCGATCATACCTCTCACTATAGCTATTTTTAAGCCTGCATGTTCATTTGCATAACGCGGATTCTTTTCAACCATAGCAGAATGCTGATCTTGTACTCGTCGAACAAAGCCAGGATCATTTGCACCGCCAGGGCCTTCTTTCAAACCAGCAAGTTTTTTCATACGTGACATTTCATTTACTTGATGTAGTCTTTCAATAACTTTTTTAGCCATTGAAACAGAGTTATCACCAAACTTCTTTTCACATGCAATCAATACACCAGTTTCGCCTTTAGGAAAACTTCCTTCTTCGGTATTGTACATTGATTTGATAAACTCTACTAGCTCTTCTGATTTATTGCCAAATACATCTTCTACTGTCATTCCAGCTTTAACTACAGCTTCACCTAGTGTCATTTCTTTTCCAGCAATTCGAATTACAGTTTCTGCTGTAGCACCTGCCTTCTTAGCTTTCTCGATTGCAGCTTGCATACCCTTTTTTGCCAAGTGTTTTGCTTTGCTGTGACCTTGTCCGCTCTTACCAGGAGTTACATCTTTACTAGGCTTTTCATCTGGATCAAATGGAGGATCTTCTTTACTTTCACCCCAGATGTCTGCCATAACTGGCGCAGGTGCAGCAGGTGCAGCCGGCTCTGGTGCAGGTGCAGGTGCAGGTGCAGGTGCTGCGGCAGCATCAGCTGGCATAGGCTCTGCGGCTGCTTCAGGTTCTGGCATAGGCTCTGCGTCAAAATTTAATTGACTAAGTACATCTGTTCCATTTTCTTGATCTTTAATAGTGATGTAATCTTTAAGAATATCCCTAACGTCACTCTCTGGAGAAATTTCTCCCAATTCTTTGAACACTTCAAAAAGTTCTTCATCATCAATAATACCCTGCAAACTTTCGGTTGCATTAGTACCATCGACACCAACAGGAATAGCTTCTGCAATCAATTCATTTAATTGAGCAATTAAATCTTGATTCTCGTCTCCGAACAGGTCATTGCTTTCGACAATTGAATTTAAGAAAGATTCATACGCTTCAACTTCTGGTATTTCTTTAGTTGCAGTTTCTTCTATTTCTTCAGAGGTTTCAATCAAATCGTCAATACCTAATTCTTTAACTGGAATATCAGTTTCATCTACTAATTTAAAAATATACGGGAATACATTTTTTAGTTCTTCGTTAAATGTACGAACTGTTAAACGATCAATCCAATCATTCATGATATTCTCTGGAATATCAACAGACTCGTGTTCAGTAAAAGATTCTGCAAAAGTTTTGTAGTTATTGGAACTTTGTAAACTGTGAATTTCTTTTTTGATTGAATCAATACGTTCCATTACTTTGCTATTTACATTGCCCATTGCTTCGCTGATAGTATCGTTTCTTTCAACATAGTGTTTGAACATGCGTAGTTTGCCAAGTTCTTCACTTAAGCCAATAACATATTTTCCGATAGAATCATAAGGAGTACCGCCATGACCTACGTGTTGTGCAAGAGCTCTAGCACCGTTAAGATGTCTAAACGGATACTTAAAACGTTCCCCGTCTAAGTTTTCAACGTAAATGCTTTCAATGCGTTGAGCACGGCCTGCTGGGTTTTCCACGTTAACTGGGGCACTATGTTTAACGATTAGTTTAGAGGTTCCCAAATTTTGGTAACTAGTCATGCTAGTTCCAAATAGTTTGCTTTCGCTCATTTTTGATTCTCCGAAGTTTGTTTTTGATAGATGTTTGTAATCTCTTTTTTCTAGATTGCTTTTTGCGATGTCTCGTGTGTCAAATGTTAAAAGGTGTTGTTTAGCAAACTCTCGCAATTCTTTTAAGAATCCAAAGAACTGATTTTTAACAAAGTCAGTTTTGTCTCCTACAACATCATTTGAATAAATGACCACTAGTCCATCATCTTCAGATAAACTAACACTCATTCTTCCTAACATTTGGCCTTTATGCTTGTAGTCAAACTCAAAGAATCTTGCATCTTCGGGTTCGCTGGTTGTTTCGCTATTTTCGTCACCGAGTTTAAGGTTAGGAAACTGGGTCCTAATCTTATCAAACAGTTCGCTAGCAATGACACTGAGATTTTTATTCATATTGATATTTATCAGATATTTGATGAAACAAAGATCGGCATTGGCATTTCCCAATCTTCGTCTTCGTTAGGAGTACCTGTAGTAATGCTGTCAAATACTCGCGGATCCCAATCTGCTAATACTGAACTCATCCTAACTGCTAACAACATAGCACTTACTAAGTCATCTTGCTCTTCTAATTTAGCTTTAAATGTTACACCTGAAGCAATAAAGTTCTTTAGTTCTGAAATTAAAGGTTTGCTTGCGATATCCATTTTACCTGACTCTATTAGGTATTTTAAACGTGCTGCTGCTGAAATTTTGGCACCGTGAGTAGTGTTAAATCCTTTGCGGAACTTGCGTACATGTCCTTTACGTACAGGCTCGCTTAAGAACATTCCGCCAAAGTTTTCCTCGCCTATGTCTCTAATACATACAAGTCCTGCTTCACCTACTGTATTGTTTTCTATTGACCAGTAGACGTTATTTCCATTATCTTCGCCTATTTCATCTAATAAGCTTCTAACCACTTCTTTAAGTATTCTAATCTGTCCTTGAATAGGTGTTAGGTTATGTTGCCATTCTGCTACTTGCTTAAATGTAGGTAACTCTAAAACTTCAATAGCCGAGTTATTGCCGCCTGTGCCTAGGCTAGGATCTAAACTTACAATGTATAAGTTATCAGCTGTAGGACGCTTATACCACCGTACTTGCCCTGCTTTAAACAAAGGCTCTCTACCAGTCATTTCACTTAGTTTAATACTGTTGACCAATGTCTCGTCGTAAATCAAGAACTCACAATTGTATTCTCGGCGGAATCGTTCTTCTCCAATACGTCCTCGTTCTAGTGACGCCCATTTTTCGTCTCGATCAGGATGCTCATTCCATTTACATGTAAATGCTTTAAATCCATTAATGCCTACTTCTGTTTCGTTACCGTGCTCGTCAAATTTCTTATTGGCTTCTTTCCATATAGTAGCAAATGTATCTTCATCACTGTTAGGAGTTGAAGTAATAATTGCTTTACCACCAGTTGCTAGTGTAGGTGATATGGAAGTCCAGAATTCATCAGCGATATTGGGGGGAACAAATGCAAACTCATCACAGTATAGTAAGGAGATAGACATACCGCGGCCTGTATTGCCAGTAGTAGTTGTAGAGACAATTCGTGATCCGTTATCAAATTCAATACTCCCTTTGTTGTAATTAATAACCCCTGCTCTTATATGCTCAGGGCATAGTTCGTATGCATAACGAATACGTTGCATAATTTCTTGCGAACCTGTATATTTGTGTGCTGAAATAAGTACAGTTTGATCAGGATGAAACATTGCGTACCAGAGCAAGTAACCTGCTGCACAAGTAGTTTTCCCCATCTGTCGAGGTAACATATTAACATTAAATCTATGACCGTGATATGCGTCTAATAATCTCTTTTGATAATCAAAAGGTTTAAACAACATCTTACCTCTCACAGGATGTTGAATGTAAAAAAAGTTTTCACAGAAATAATGATAGCCAACTTGGTTATCTGAACAAGCGACTAAATCTTCAATATGCTTTTCAGTAAATGTTTCTTTACTGTGAGCTTTTTTAGTTAGTACGCCGTCTAAGGATTTATTTGCCATGTAATTATTTACCGAAAAAAATAGCCTCCGAAGAGGCTATTTGGATAGGGCTTAATCTCCCTAACTGCACTGGTATTCTATTTAACGATTTTTAATTTCTTGGTATAAAGATTCGAGTCTAATCTTTAGATTACCTGATGGTAGTTTAAAAGTTTCTCCTGAAGTAACTTTCATAGGATTGCCACCGCCATTGACTTTAGGAGCTTCTGCACCTTTACTGTGCAAGTCATCACCTGTGCCTGTTACTGCATCTTGATTGCTGTACATTTCGTCTGGTTCATTTTCATAGTCGTCATCAATAGACATCATGTCCATGCCAGGCTGTTTTTTAACAATTACATCCATATCGTTGTCGCCGAATTCTTCAGGCTCGCCTAGGTCAATATCAGGATCATTGTCAGCAACATCGTCGATATTTTTCAAAATGGCCATTAAGTCTCTGATGCCGCCTGCGCCACTGCCGTTCATGCTGACGTTCATTGTAACGCTGTCTTGTTGCTTAGGAGCACCCATCATGCCTCCAGGCATGTTTTCCATACCAGGCATACCGCATTCAGCTGTTAATTCTTCAGCTACACTAGACTCAGTTGGTGTGTCTAGATCTCTCATTCTTTGCATTAGTTCATTGAAGTTCATACTTAGTCCTTTGTCTTTCCACCGAATAGGCTTCTAGCAGGACCTGCTGCTGGCATTGTATCGGCTTTTTCTTTGTGTAATTTTTTAGCAAGTAAAGCATCGTTAACACCTTTAACTTGTTCTGATTCTTTTTTTACTTTGCTTAATGTTTTTAAGAAGTTAGAAACTTGCTTGTCGCCCATTAGCCCTTGATTGTTTTCTTTACCGTAATCTTGTGTTAATAAGGATTGTTTTTTCTTATCTTCTTGATTAGCATTTTCATTTTCAATAGCCCAGTTAGCTTCTTCTAATGGAGTGCGAACACAAATAGAATCTCTGTTAATGCCCGTAGCATTTGCCAGTAACTCTGCAATAACTGTGCTAGTTGCTGGGTAATCAACTTCTGCTTCAAATACTGTCATCGCTGCATTTTTAACATTAGGAAAGTCTAACAAGTTAGCTTGTATTGGACTACTCTTGCCTTTAGTAAAGCGAGAAACTTTATATTGTTGCAAGGCAGTTTCCATGCAGTCTTCACAATTGTCAGGCAAGTCGCCTGCAACTTTAATTTTAAAAGCGTACTTTTTTTCTTCTACGCTTTCTGATAGGTAATCGATAAATGATTTCATTTTATAATCCTGATACCTTATTTATTCATATTTTTAAGTTTTTCAATTAAACTATTACGATCTGTTACAATAACACCTTCACCTTGCACAGTAATGCTTTCGTCTGCGTTATTACCTTTTTGATCTAACGCTTGTTTCTTAAGCTGTAGTTCAATCATCTTTAATTTTTTATCAATCTTTGCTGCTTTAGCATCAATAGCATTTTTAAGCATACCGCCTGCAACTTCAAAAATACGACCACTATATCTGCTGTCAACGTTCATACCTAAATCCATTAAGTCGTCATAAGCATCAGTAGCACGTTGAGCTAGTGCATCAAATTCGTTATCGCTTAGGTCTCCTAGACCTTTAACTTGGGGCAGTGCTGCTGAAATTTTATCAAACTCAGCCATATCTCTAAGTAAAGGAGGCGTAGATGTTACATCATGCTTTTCAGCCTTAGCTTCTGCTTGCTTTACCATCTTTTTGTTTTCAGGTAAATTTAGTATTTCTTCTAATCGTTTAGTCATATTTTTACTTATCTCTTTCCTGTATGGAATAGATCAGTTTCGTTAACTACTCGAAATTTAATACCTTGAGATTTACACCATGCTTGTGCTGCACGCCATTTGGCTACATTTTTAGCATACTGTATTTGATTATGTTTATTCTTTCCTACTTTTTCATGTAGTGTTTGATTTAAAGGTTTTACTTCAATAAGTTCAACAAACATTTTACCTGCTTTGTCAATGTACTGTACAAAAAAATCAGGAACGTAAATAGTTTGTTTTCCAGTAATAGGACAACGATAAGGAATACTTATTGCTTCACTAGCCCATTTTTGTATGCTAGGATGTGTGTCACATGTACGCATGAAAGTAAATTCCCAAGAGCTTCTGTATGTAGGCTGTTTGTTTCCTACATATTTTTCCGGGTTTTTTATTGTGTACTTTCCCTGGGCAAAGCGACTCATGGTTTAATATTGCGACTTTCGAGAGTCAACGACTCATTTGCTATCTTGTAGCCTAATGCGCTAGTTTTTTCTCTATAAACATTAATTATTTCAGTTACTACGTTACTCAACTGTACATCAGATAAATTTTTAAGAGTATCAATTAGTTGAAATACATTTACGTTGTCTGCTCTTGCTTGATTTAATAGAACAATAGCAAGATTCCTAGAAGATTCTTCGTCAAAGTCTCTTTTTAAAAAAAATCCAACAACTGCATCTATTTGTACAGCGGGAAAAGTTACTTCTTTTTGATAGTATTTGTCAAAGAAGTTTCTAACTTCAGTGCTACTATCAATGTTTTCTACATTGTTTAAATTTGAAATCATAATGATACCTGAGATGCTACAATAGTTGGTGTTACTTGGTTAATAGGAAAATTAATATCTTTAATACCGCTAATATTCTGTGTTGCTGTTGTTGCTGCTACACTGTTTGATATAGTAGAAGTTATACTAGGTACAGTTGATGTAGCACTAACTGGGTTGTTAGTTGTATAAGCAATATTTTGTGATGTAGAACTTGTTGTATTAGCATTACTCTGTCCTACTACTGTTGCAGTTTGTGCTCTATCAAGTAACACTTCTGCATTTCCTGTTTTTCCGTTTGTAGCAGCTGGACTTTTTACAACATCATATCTTGCTGCATTTCCAAAGCCTGGAGGATTACCACTACCGCTGTCATAGCTAATAGCTTCGTACATCAAGGTCATTGACTGTTCAGCAGGCGAACTACTACTAGAATCTAATGAATCATGTGTCCATTGACTAATGATAGGATTAACTAATTCGTAACTATACCAATTTCCCCTAGACATTTGATAGATTACTATAGAGTTAAAAAATTTTGCATAGCTACCAGTGTCGTAACCAAATCTAGCTATACCGGGTAAAACAATGTTAGGATTTAAGTTGTCCATTGCATTTCGAATATATGCACCTGGAATTTTAGCTGTATTGCTATCAGAAAAATAGTAACTAAAATAAGTTCTCCACATTTCTGAAACAATGTGAGAACTGTCATCGTGAAACCTTAATACTACTGGCAAATAATCAACTTTAACTTGTGTGTGTTTTTTTCTGTTGTATTGATTAAGTGTTTCAGTTTGTACACTTATTTTAGGTAACTCAGCTGCTTTGACCAGCACACTTACATTATTTTTATCTACGTCCCGTCCTTGTAGGACAAACGGATTCATTTTAAAAACTACATGATATAGAAACTTTGTCTTTGGCGACATTTGCATGTTGCCCGCTGTAAATATTTTACCAGCGTGAGCAAAGTCTGCTAGATTCGCATTAGATTTGTTAGTAGCTGAGGCATAAGTAGTCATAACGTATTTATCGAACCTATAATATACGCAGTTAATCTAAAGTCACAAAAAAGGACCTTTCGGTCCTTTTTATTAAGCGCCTAAATTACCAGCGCCAGTAGTCATGGTATTTTGACCACGTCCTACATTAGTTCCAACTCCTGAACCGTCACTCTTTTGTAGTGCGTTATCGTATTTGATAGATAACGTTACGCTTGCATGTTCGTTAGCGTTGTATGCTAAGTTGTTATAGTTTACGTTTTCTAGGTAGCAACCATAAACCTCCCAAGTTTCTAGCACTGCTGGAGCAAAACTTCCGTTTCCGCCGTCTAAGATTTCGATACGTGTTAAGAACTTGTAATCGATACCAGAAGCAGCACTTGCTTGCTCGAAGAAGTCGAATTGCTTTTGTAGTTGTAGACCAACTAGCTTAGATACATTACCGTTGACATCGTCACGAACGTTTAGAGTCAATGGTGTCCATGTATGCTTGCCTGCTAGGTTAATACGACTGTTATAAACGTCAATTGTAATTGGGTCAAACGCAATAGTTGGACGAGTTACATCCATAACTTGCTTTGTTAACTCAGTTGTTGCTTCACTGTTAGCACCAAAGCCATCTAAAGTAACGCGGAAGCGATACTTTAGTTTAGGCATCAACAAGCCCTGTGATGAAGAGCTTTGGTCACTAGCTAACGGTACTGTAAATTTTGATAATGATGAAATAGCCATTTTATTCTTCCTTTATATTATAGACCGCTAATCTCGCCAGTGTTCTTCAAACGCAACGGAATGTAAATGAATTCGATTGCTTTAACTGGTTCAATAGCAATGTCAATCCATAGTTCGTTACGATCAATTCTACTTGGAGTGTTGTTACTTTCGTCACATACTACTAAGAAGTCATATAGAGCACGTTGTCCTACTAGTTCTA